ATCAGCGCCACCCCAGCGACGGCCAATCTTTACGTCACCGATGATGGGAATATCAAGATGTACACCGAACCATTCCTCGAGAGGAACGTTTTCCATGTAGTGCTTGATCAGCGGTACTACTTCCTCGAGTTCCTCTTCAGGGCATTCGAAGTTGATTGCGTCATGCACGGTACCGACCGAGCGAGCACGCAGCCCGCGACGTTTCAGTTCCTTGTCGATCAGTACGAGTGCCATGACAGCCATGTCTGATGCGAACGACTGCACAGGCGAGTTGATTGCCTGACGTTCGGCTTCCTTCACCACACCAGAGTCGGAGCTGTTGATATCTGGGAGGTGACGGATGCGACCAATGGGTGATTCAACACGTCCATACTTGTGCGCCATCATGCGTTGCTTCGCGTGCCAGCGCATCAGCAATGGGAATTCATCGAAGAATGCCTTACGGAACGCCTTCGCTTCTTCCTCCGTCACGACGACGCCGTAGTTTTCCCAAGCGGTCGAGATGAACTTCATCCAGCCCATGCCATACAAGAACCCAAAGTTCACGGCCTTAGCTTTCTTGCGTTCGTCCTTGGTGACGAGATGCTCGGGCTTACCTGTCATACGCATAGCCATGGTCATGTGAATGTCCTGGCCTGTGTTGTACAGGTGCTTCATGGTTGTTTCGTTGGCTAAGAAGGCGGCAACTCTAAGTTCAACTTGAGAGTAATCACATTCGATGAACGCCCAGCCTGGCGCCGCGCCGAATATACCGCGAACAAACGCGTCTCTCGGGACTTGTTGAAGATTGACACCGCGATTTTGTACTCGTCCGGTAACCTTATCCTGATCGCCTTTACCCGAGGACAGTCGACCAGTGACCGTACCCGTGAGCTTGAACGTGGTGTGGATTCGGTCGTTCTCATCAACCTGTTCTTGATACGCGGAAAAGAAAGATGTGTCATACTTGTTCCACTTCACTCGTTCCAACATGAGGTCGATCACCTTGTGCGGATGCTCGGCCTGCAGCTTGGACATAAGGCCTTCAGCCATCGACGGGTCACCCGACTTACCACGTGCGAGCACGGGCAGTTCAAGCCATTCGAATATCCACCAGCGTGCGAAGTTCGACGCGTTGAAGTTGACTTCCTTGACGTTCGGTGGCCACTCGCTCTTGTCGGGCACCCATTCCATCAGCTGGTCGTTGATCGCCTTCAGCTCGGACTTGGTGATGTGTGCGCGTTCATCCATGAGCGGCACGTCTACGAAGATACCATGACGTTCGATATCCGTGAACACCTCGGACGCCGGCACCATCATTCGCTGCATCAGTGCAGCAAGGCGGGGCTGTTCCATGAGGTGCTTGCGGAGAATGAAGTACAGGCCTGCCGTGTTCCAGGTATCCATACCGTTGTAGCGTGCGACCTTACGCAGCGGCTGGTCAATCAGCGTGGTGTTGTCGATCTTCCAGGGTTCCACACCAAGGAGTTCGCGTGACAGTGATTCCAAACTTTTGGGCCGGTTCTCGTCGAGCAGGTGTGCAGCCAGCATGGTGTCGAACGTCAGCGAGAACCTACGACCGAAGTGCCTCAGCCAACGCAGGTCGAACTTACCGTTGTGCGCGACACGGCGCTTGGGCATTCGCAGGAATCTACCCAGTGCACGCAGCACTTCCTTCCAGCGTGTCCTCCATGGCGACTCGGGATGATACAGCGGGACGACCCAGCATTCGCGTGGACCAGTGTCACCCTCTCGCCAGGTCGACAGTGACAGCGAGATGATTTTAGAGTCGGGTTTGAATTCATCGAACGACGTTGTTTCAATGTCGAACGCATAGCCCTCACACGTCTTCAGTTCGTCTGCAAGCGCCTGGAGACCCACCTTTGTCATCAACATGCGAACACGCTTCGGCACGAGTGCGTCAGACGATTTTTCGCCCTTTGACATCCTGTTGATGTACGCGAGGTCTGCCATGAAGCCACCACGTAGCCCAGGGTTACGGAACACCATGGACGGCGAGATGGTTGCGATGACCTTCACGTCCGGGCGTTCCTTGAAATCGAACACCTGTCCGCGGTACTTCATAATGCCGGACCGACCCGCGGCAGTGAACAATGCTTCACCACCGAGGGCCAGTACCCACTTGGGTTTGATCACGTCAATCTCGGCGAGCAAGTGACGACGGCAAGCTTTCATGTCAGCCTTGCTTGCCTCGGTACCCCAGGTCGAACATTTGGTGACGGACGTAATCGCTACAGCCGCAGGGTCGATACCCGCACCCCGCAAGTACTCGTGAAGCTCGGCCCGATTACGTGGACCCAGAGGCAGTCGTGTGAGCACGAGCAGGTCTGCCTTCTCGTTTCCTTCAGCCGTGATGCAGTTGTCGGTACCCTGTGCCGAGAGTGCGCAATCAACGCAGCCCTCAGGATCACGTACCTTATCCCGCACCACGGGATTCATCAACGAAACTTTCATATGACTATCGTGTCACTTGAAATGCAGAATAGTCTTCCTGGATACGGAACACCTCGACATTTGAACGGATCAGCATCTCGAGCCCCTCGCGCAGGCGGTACGGCTTCTCGTAGAAAACCTTCACGATACCCGCGTTGATGATCAGTTTGGCGCATGACAGGCAGGGCTGATGTGTGGACCAGAGCTCAGCCCCTTCGACGGCCACACCATGACGAGCGGCGAACACGATGGCGTTGGCTTCAGCATGGACGGCTGAATCACACTGGGTGTTGTCGGGCAATTCCTTGTGCCGGCAATGCGGCTGACCCGAGACGTTGCCGTTGTAGCCTGTCGAGATGACCCGTGAGTCGCGGGCGATTGCTGCACCAACCCAGAGCCGGTCGCACGTTCCCCTCAGCGACACAGCACGGGCAATGCCCATCATCATCTCGGCGCGGTCAGGGCGGATCATTCTGACACCAGCGCAAATTCCATCTGCGTCAACTCCTGATCGAAGGCCTCGAGCAACTGGCGATGGAAGGACTCGACCGCCACGTTGGCAGCCCTGACGGCGGGTGTGAATGATTCGACAAAGACTCGACCCAGCTCGTTCATCGCTTCACCGAACAGAATGAGCTGGCCATCCCAAGTCTTCATCAGGTGTGCCCGACGACGTTGGTCGAGGATCACCATGCCCCGCTTCATGTAGAGCATGGCAAGGTTCGGCTGCCCGGTCAGCATCGCGTGCTTGGCCTTCTCGATGTAGTGGTCGGGTGTCATTTGTCCTCCGGGGTGGTTGGCATCACAATGTCTCGCAGGTCGGCCATCTCGACGCCTGGGAGTACTTCCTCGTTGTCGGCTACCTGCCTGTTCTCATCGACGTACTTCCGTACGTTGACTAAGGCTCGGAGCCTGTCATGGTGATTAGCCATTTAGACCATCCCTTCGATGTGTGCGGTGTCCCCCACGAACCCGTGGAGTGAAACTATGTGTGTCGTCAACTGACCCAACGATACATCAAACGACAGAGACTCAGCTACATGCTGGGCCAGGCGCGTCGCCATGTAGATGTCATTCGTAAAGTGACGGTAGATTTCACAAGACCGCAGGTTGTACTGGCAGTGTAGTACCCCATCTCGGAGGATAAAGTGATACCCAAGCGAGCAAGGGACTCGCTGTCCAGCAGTCGAGCCCGTGTCTTCGGGGAACCATATCGGTAGATAAGCCTGACGAGTTCCAGGGTCGGACTCGAGTAGGGCAATAACGTCATCTAAATCTCCTACAGGAAAACGGTACCCAGTGAATCGGTTGCCATTGGTTACCTGGTACTCGAGGTCCGTCTCAAGTTTCAGGTCGGTCGGCCACATACGTTCCATGTAGTTGTGGTCGTACTTGCCTCCGTGCTGGTGCAGTTCAACCTGTCCCGCATGGTACGGCCAGTTCGTGTGTTCCACACCAGGGTTGATGGGTCGGCCCCCGATGCGTTCCTGGAAATGCGCCTCAGCCCAGGGCAGGTCTGGCTCGATCAACACCTGAGCCGCTTCCTCGGATTTAGGCATCTCATACCAGAACGTGGTGTTCAGAAGTTCGTATGTGGCGTGAGCGCTTGATTTTGAAATATCAAGCTTCTGCCACTTTCCGTGATTGGCTGGCGTTGTGTTCAACAGACGGCGGGCGAGATACGAACGTGCCTCCAGGAAGTCTTCCTTACCTGATACGACAAGGTGTCCATTCTCGCCCGCGTCCGACCAGCCAAGAATCGTCACAGCACCTCGCTGGGTGCAGGCTTGTTGCCCCGACCGGGCTTGGGTGCGGCCGGCTCACCCTCGGGATTCGAGCGGTCGACAAGCAGGGCGTTGCGGCTCTTGTGCAGTTCGCCGAGCGACCAGTCGACGAGAGCGAGCTCGCGTTCCTTGCGTTCGTACTCGGCCTTCGCCCGGAGCATCTCGGCCTCAACCTCGCTCCGCGACTTTGTTTCCCGCTCGATCTGGTCATCAACCATCGTCAAGGCAGTCTCATGCTTAGGCATCGTCATCATCCTCCATATAGCCGGAGAGGTCGGAACCGACCCCTTCTGTTTTCTTGAGACAATCAAAGGTCAGTTTCGTCGCTGGGATCGAGGGAAGGATCGGGGCAACTTTCGCCATTCCTGCGGATTTGAGTCGGGTACCACCCTCCCAGGGCTTACCAAAGGTGGGGCCATGTACCTCAGTGTGATACCTCCGTCGTATACGGAGCTGCTGGGAGAACGACATATCACAGTAGAGGACACCGCGTTCATCCAGATCGAGAAATTCCTGGTACCGCATCTGCGACCGCCATAGGACAGGAGCTCTAAGTTTGAGCTCTTCAGTGTGAGGCTTTTCCTCGAGAAATCTACGGTCACGGTCATGCTGGTAAAACCAGGCAAGCGATTTGAAGCTATGGAACTGTGCAGCTTCGAGATGCCACACAAACGAGATGTCTTTGGGTTCGAGCCCCACCCGTTTTCCAATTTCACGAGCAAGGACGTGAACCAGAGCGAGATCAAGCTGTCCGACATAACCAAGGTAAGTGGTCCGGGAATGGAGTGTGATCTGCGGGCGTGGCAGTGCCCGGTATCCGAAGCCCAACATGCAAGAGCCCCATACTCGCCATTCCTTATTGTTACTAGCCGTGGTTCGTTTGGCCACTTGGTTAGTCCGCATGAAAGATAATCCACGCTTCTTGCCTTTCAGTTTCTTCTCGATTACATCGAGCCAAACCTCGAGCGCTTCAGGGTCGATGTACTGGCGTACCAGTGTGGTCCATCGACTGTGTGTGACCCAGACATCCTTGAGGTCAAAATCGTAATCGCAGGATTCAGCCTCGACCACAACGTTGTGCAGCTGGAAGTCCATGCTGTTCGCCAGGTCGATATCCTCGGGCTTCGCGTACACCAATCGTTTCGTGAGCTCATAGGACAGCTCGGTAATGTCCTTATACTTTTTCGCGAACATCTAGAACAGCGTCCCGGGTGTGTTGTAGTGGCAGCAGTGCTTGCCATCCTGTACCTCTGAGGCGTGGCACAGCACCGCTTCGTCGTCGAGTGCGCGCTTACAGCCGTTGCACTTGGTGGACACCCCGTCGTACCCAGCAGCCTGACGGTCGGCGTTCACCTGGTGCTTGCGCATGTATCGCTCGAACAGTTCCTCTGCGTCCATGTCCACGACCAGCATGAGGTTCATAAAGAAGTGCCAGGCGTCGACCAGCTCCCCCTTGAATGCAGCCGTGTTGATGTGGTTCGACGTGGCCCAGGGTTTCCAGCCTGTTTCGTCGAGCGCCTCCTGCAGTTCGGCACTGAGCGCCATGCTCATGTCCTTGATGAACTGCAGCCGGTGTTCCTGCTTCATGGTTTCGAAGTCAGTCTTGAATGACCGCTCCTGCAACTCGCGCTGCATGTTCAGCATGATCGCCAGGCGGTCGGGCTTCGGGGGCTTCGCTTCTTCGAAGTACAACCCCTCATTCGGCCTGTTCATGTTCAATCCATCAGTGGACATATTCTGAGCCTCTCCAGCTGTACTTGTGATGTAAGGCAGCGGCAAGAACACCAGCGTATCCGTCGGGTCCGTGCTCGCCGTCAAGGTAATTGTACCTTGCAATGTGTGAGTCTAGCGGCCAGATGTGAAGCATCATCCGGTAGCACTCGTAAATGTGGTCGATGTTTTCCAGGACCCCATCCATCTGACCAATCTCCCCAGCCACGTTGTCGCGCACCGTGTTGAGTGGGGGTAAACAAATGATTACCAACGCATTCCGACGAAGATGACGGCGCATGTAGGCCAGTTCACGGTTGCTCATCTCGAACCCGGGACGCACGTCACCGCGCACAGTCGGGCCGTAGATATGCTCCGAGGTCAACGGGTGACGGTCGTAGATTGCGAGTGGCTGAGTGTGCCAGGAAAGCATGTCGTTGGTTGTCCACTCATACAGGTCAGTTCGTGGCCCCTTGGTGGAATGCGATGCCCTCTCGTGTGCCGGCAAGCCCGTCGCTCGGGTCAGGTGATTCAACAGTGTGGTCTTGCCCCCACCATCAGGGCCTTCGAGAATGATCATTTGACCAGCACCGATGCAGTCATCCAGTCACAGCTGATTGAGTAATCCTTCTCGCTCGGGATGACGAGGCAGGTAACAGTCCTGCCGTCCCGGAGCAGATGTGTTTCCTCTACCGTCTCGCGTGCCTTGTTCTGGGGCATGGTGCCGACAACAAGCAAGATGATGAACGCGAGCAGGATGGCAATGATACCCAGGACGAATGCTCCGCTTGGTGGCATCAGAAGATCACGATCATCAGCAGGATGAATACGATCAGTCCTATGAGTACCCATACTGAGTCTTTCCTCATTTCATCAACCTCATCCAATAGAGAAGCGAACGAAGCCTGCGGCGCCGTCGGCGCAAACACATGATTCGCATTGGTTCACCTCTTTCGTTTAGTTTGCATTTTCATCATGTCATCGAACGTTGAGTTTGGTCCGACGTGTAGATCCACACCAGTGAGCAGCTTGTTCGGATTCTTTAGGATCGCTTTTCCAATGTCGCCGTCGTAAGCAAGGACTTGCATAAGTACCTCATCTGCACTATGTCGGGCAACGATGTGAGTGAAAGTAGTAGAGTTGCGGCTAAGAGCAATGCGGTCACAGCACTGAGTGAAGTCGACCCAGGATGGAGTATGACTGAACCACACCATATGAGCAGCGGTGGATAGGTCAATGCCATACCCAGCAGCCGCAGGTTGCACCACCATAACGCAAGGGTCATCCTCATTCTTGAATGCAATGATGGCGGCATCTGAATCTGCACGTTTGACTCCTCCCCTGATGGCCCATACCTTGAAGCCAATCGTCTTGGCCATTTCTTCGATCAGATCCAGGTCAGCTTTCCATCGAGCGGCGACCACGACCTTTTGCCCCTTCTCAAATTCCTCAGTGAGAATTTCCTCAAGTGCGTCCGCCTTCTCGAAACCGATACGTCTTGTCTCACCCGTATCTGTGACAACGAACCCGGATGTGATCTGTGTGAGCCGTAGCTGCTGGACGAGCTGTATACTTGCTTCACTGATTTCGCCATTCTCGAGTAGGGCAATCATTTCCTTTGCCATCTGGTCATAGACCGGACGGCTCGCCTTGAGGTCCACGTAACGCACGAGGTCTTCTCGAGGTGGAAGGTCGAAGCAATCTTCTCGCCTGACCACGACAGCATCCTTGCGGATTCGATTCTGAAGTTCTTCAAAGTTCTTTGGTCCAAGATACTTCGGGAATTTGCGCGTTGCCTGGCCGCCTCGTTTTCGGTCAGGTATTTCAATCTCAACCCAGCGGCCGTAGTGCGCCTTGAACTTGGCAACCGTATCGAACTCCTTGAACCGCGAGGGGTTGAGGAATTGCCATTGCATGTAGATGTCATAAGCCCGCTTCGCTTTCGTGATGGGTGTCCCGGTGAGGATCAATCGGTAGGGGAACAGCGGGCCCATGTTGGCAATGAAGTTTGATGCCTTGCCCGACGGCGACTTGATGTAGTGGCTCTCGTCGATCACCATGGCAGACCTCTCACGGTCGCCCGCCCATTTGAGCAGGGTCTGCCTGTTCTTCCATCGACCCGATGCCTTGGACTCACGACCCGACTTCGTCCTGCGACCTGGTGTCGAGAATGCCTGGAAGTTCACCAGGACAACGTGGAGCTGGTGTGTGCCTGACACTGGGGGCGGAGGTGCCTGTCGGGCCTTAGCATCCCACACCGTAATGTGGAAGATGCGTGGGCAATGTGCGTGGAACTCTTGAACCCAAGTGCCGAGGATTCGGTTCGGGGCTATGATGATGACGCGGTCAACCCAGCCCAGTTGGTTCAAGCACGACAGCCAGTCGATGGTTGTCTTGGTTTTGCCAGTACGTGGTTCCATGAACAGCGCACCACCCCAGCCCTGCTTCAGCAATCTCGTAAGAGCCTTACGCTGGTGAGCATAGGGCTTAGTCTTGAAGCGGTACTTTAGGTGGGGCATCAGACAGCGAGCGGATTCTGTGACAGGTAGGCCCGTCCACCTTCGGTTGCCTGCAGCCCAGCAACGGCACGGCGGACAATGTCTGCCTCATTGCTTTCGGTGGCAATCTCGAATAGAGCCTCAATCAGCAGCAGCTGAGAGGTAAGTAGGTCTACGGGCATTACGTTTCCTTTCGTTGTTCGCGTCACGATCAATCATACGCATCCCAGAAGAGACTGGGCGCGTCTCTGGGCGCCTATCACGTACGCGTACGCACAAACACACACGCGCACATAAAGAGACGCGCAAAACGCTCTGTACGCTGCACAAAGGCCCCCGAGCCGCAATCTCGAGGGCCTCTGCGGGTCAGACGGTTATCGTCGACCTGACTTGCACGCTGCTCCCGCAAAAAGCAGCAGTACACCAGTCACCGCAATCTGGATCCATTCAGACAGATTCCAGACAATTACAATCATACACGCCAGAGCCGCGATGAAGAAAACGTATTGGAGAATGCCCAGCCACACCTGTGATGCGTGGTCCCGACGCCAGTCATAGTCTCGAGGAGTGAAACTCATGGGGCTTGTATCCCTTCGAACTGGAACGTGGCTACGTAGTCGTTCATCATCACGAGACGGTAGCGTGCCTGGCAGTGGAAGACTGTGTCCTTTGGTGGCTCATCAGGCCGGGGCAGCGTGGGCGTGATAGTGACGGGCAGCAGGATGTGGTCGACCTGTGTGACGTGCAGGATGGCCTCATTGTAAGGCCCATCAACGAACCGGGCCCTCATTGTTTCCCCCGGACGGGAGCGTAGTGCTGGCGGACATAGGCGATGAACAGCTCAGTGTCGGTAGTCGAGTGTGGGCATTCACTGAAGTCAGAACCGCAGATCACGCAGGGATCAGACAGGCTGTGTCGGTTCGAACGCACGCGGGCAACCTGACGAGGGGTAATCTCACCCCAGGACTTGGGCCCACTTTGATTGAGTGCCGTGGTGCCCATGGGAGGTTCGACTGTGGGGGTGTTGTTGCGACGGTGCTCCTGTCGCTGGTGCTCCTCCCAGGTAACCCAAGCACTGTTCGTCGTCTCGACGATACGCACATGCACAACGGGCCAATAGGCCTTGGGTACACCCAATCCTTTGAGGTGCCGGCACAGTTTGTCGAACCGTTGGAAGAACGCGGGGGAGCTGTCCATTTCATCCCACACCCAGGTGTCGTCAGGCCATGCAGCGCGGTACTCGTGGTGTGTGCTCACGCGTCGACCTCTTCATCAACATACTGCGGCTTGGGCAGAACGCCACATTCGCGCATACGCTTGTCAAGCCGCGCCTGACGTTCGTGCCGGCGACGGAGTACGTCGGCTTTGAGTTCGGGATTCTTGCTCACCTGGTACATCTGATCAACCGTGATGCCGGGATCCTGGTCCAGGTAATCGAGCGGATCAACCGAAGGCTTTGCGGGCTTCGACTTGTGCCACTTGTGGAACTGAATGTTCAGGGACTTGACTTCTTCTTCGGTGAACATGTAACGTCCGCCGATACCTGCGTTGTGCCAGGAGTCGTTGTCGCGCAAGAAACGCCTGAGAAGTCGCGGGGTTGTGTCAATTGCTGCGGCTGCCTCAATAGATGAGTACATTTATATAATCCTTTGCGGGAATTACTGCGGTGAATGTGTGTGGTGAACTCTACACAATAAGTATTACCTAAGTCAAACGGGTTGCTAGAGTTCGTACTCCTGGTCAAGATCTTCCTTGACGATGGCGTAAAGTTCGTCTGGTGAGTCATCATCTACCTCGTAGTGAAGGTCTAAGAAATCGTTTGGATCTTCGCCATTATCCACGTACACCTGGATGCATGGCTTGCCATGTTCGTCGATGTATGCCTTGCAGTCGAAGTCCAATCCCGCGGACGAAAGACGTTTCTCGAGAAGCAGTTTCACTCCCCGAGCTAATCCTTCCGGAATTGGTGGCGCTTTGTGCGCGTTGGATAGTTCCTCAACCATCATGTGTCCCCTTCATGCTTTCAATGCATACCCAGCGTATGTAATTGATACATTCATATTACATCATGGAAAATACATGTAGCAACTCTGTAGAAAGACCCGTGATTCGGGGGGAATGAATCACGGGCCTTTCATCCTGGGGCGGGTCTCAAGCACCCCAAGCTGTTCGTGCAGGGCAGGGAGGAGATGCGCTTTAGTTCCTTGATCCCCGTTTACCCGACGCCCAACGGAGCCTGCACGAAGTTAGATGTCGTCGTCGATTTCGAGGTCGTCGTCGTCTTCCTCTTCGACCTCAACGACTTTCTTCGAACGGGCTTTCTTGGCCGGCGCTGCCTTGGCCTTGCCCTTCGAGGCGGCACGCTGTTCCTTCAGCGCGTCGAGTCGTTCCTGCTTGGCCTTCTCGCCGGCGCCGGACTTGACGGCCTTGACGATGGCGACGACCTGCGGGTCCTTGGCGCCCTTGGGGAAGTTGTAGCGCTGGCGGCCTTCGGAGTCGCGTTCGAGTACGCCGTCCTTGGTGAGCTTGCGCAGGAGGATGCGCAGCGCGGAGGCGGAGTACGACGTGCCGGCCTGGGTGTTGACGTGTTCGACGAGCCAGGCGGAGCCGTACTCGATGGATTCGCGGGGGGCCTTGACGGGCGGTGCGGCAGCAGCCTTTGCCTTGGCCGGCGTAGCCTTGGCGGCCTTTGCCGGTGCCTTCGTTGCGGTTGCAGTCTTGCGAGTTGCCATGTCGGTCATCTCCTTGTTGGTGGGTGTTTGCTTCGTGTGAAGCGTTGTTTCAAAGCGTTACGTCTAAACTATAACACAGACTTTGTGTGTCGCGCAGAGGTGAGAGTGGCTATTTCCCGTGCGCCATGGCGCTGTCGGTTGGTAGCCATTTGGTCAGTAACGTGAACTCGACTGTTCCTCTATCACCCACACGGGCCCAGCAGTCGTCTTCGTTGTCGGATTCGATGTACACCACACCGTCGATAGTCCCCCGGTATCGCACGGCCATACCCGCGAGTGCGTCACGTAGTTCCACAACAAGTTTCTTGAGGAGTGCGTGGCGCACAAGCAGGTTCCTTCGATCAGCGGCGTTCAGCTTGTGCCCCTGTGAAAGGAGGTACGTTGGGATGTTGCGAGCTTCTTCATCCCAGCGTGACATAAGATCAAACAGATCTTCTGGCGTTTGTGCGTTCATATAACGATCATGTCACATGGTCTTTACGGGCACAACGCATATTGATTCTTTTTTGAAATCCTCTTTCCCACGGGGTTAGTACTCGCCCGCACCGTACCTCCGAGATACCCCCGCTTTGCTGCGAAGCTTGCAACACGCGGGAGGGCTAGATGTGATTTTTATACATGTGATACGATTACGTTCGTCTTCGATTGAAGTATCGTTCACAACACAGCACCGCAGGCACGGTAGGGCATAACCCCTCGCATCTGACGCACCCACTAAAAAAGGCCCCCAGCTGAATTATCAACCGGGGGCCTCTTTTATTTACGCGTATTTAATTGTGTATTTATTTATTCAATTCAAGCAACGGCGATTCGGCTGCCGTCGGTACCTTGGGCTGCTTCGCGTAACGCAGGAAGAACGATGCGACAGCAGCGAGGATCGACTTGACGATCAGGACCAGCAACGTCCACCAGAAGGCGGATGTGAACGGGTCGGACTCGAGCATCAGCTGCTGCATGCCCAGGCCGATTGCCAGCAGCAGGTCAACGCCTACCGCCGCATAGAACGTGCGCCATGCGCGGTCGAGTGCATCAAGGAGCTTGATGCTGCTCGCAGCCGGAGGTGCTTCATGGTCTGCCATTTTTTTACTCCTTCATCAATTCGGTTGAGGTCACCCCAACGGTGATCTACTGTGACTCTGTGTACGGTTCTCAGCGTGTAGAACAACATGATGCCCATGCCGACCATGAAGCCGGCCTCAGCACTAAGCACGTAGAAAACCTTCGATGGGATGTCTTTCATGTTCGTTACTTCGTGCGTTCCAGAAACATCTTGATCAACCAGTCGAAGAAGTTCCGCAAGACAGTGCCTTCATCAGGCAGTGGAACAACGATTGGCGGCGGGGGTGTCACCGGGACAACGACAGGGTCGGGAACCTTGGGTTCGTCAACCACAATGTCAGCAACCTTGAAGCGTGCCAGGTCGAACCCCGAGCATTCGGTTGCCATGAATTCCTTGTGCAGATGGTCGTTGAGCTTGCGTCCGTAGAAGTCACGCAGCTCAGCCGCGAGAGCACGGACGTTCGCCTGAATCTTCAGAGCGAGTTCGGTGTAGGAACCATCAGCGTTCTTTTCATTCGCCAGAGGATCAACCTCTACGCCCACCTTGTCATTGCCGGCAGGACCCGCATGGAATGCCCGGTCGTTCAGCGACACGCACTGGATGACTCGATCATGCGTCACGATGAAGTGCGGCGACTTGGAGGTGGACACGTTGCAGAACTCGTTGATCACCGAAGCAATCGACGGCCTGTTCGGAATGTTGTTCCACCAGTGCCACACCACACCCGAGGGGTTCGTCGGAAATTCCTCGCCGTAGTTGTCCCAGTGTGCAGGGATCTTCTCGACGTTGATATCTCCAACCTTGAAGATGTCTTGCGTGAACTCGTACTTGGGAGCCGTCGGTGTGGGTGGCGTCACAACTACGGGCGGAGGCGTCGGATCGGCAGGCGTGAAGTTCTGCAGATCGTGAGTGCCCTTGTCACCGAAGCCCGAGGAGTGGAACCAGGTGTCAGAGTAACGACCCTTGAACCAGAGACGGTTGCCGTCGCCGTACGGGTCGGTGCCCTTGGTCGTGAACCCACCGAAGTCGAACCGGGTGTCAGCAGCCCAGGACTTGATCAGCGTGGAGTTGTGATCCGGAGCTGAACGCTGACGGATTTCCACAATGCTGTCACGCTGGAAGCCCATGATGGGAGTGCTGATATCTCCCTGCGGCTGAACGGCGAGAACGTCCTCCCAGTACAAGGTGCATACCAGTCGGGGGTTCGAGCGTCCATACGTGGAGCTTCGGATGTTGTACTTGTCGAGGAACACTTCGAAGTGGCAGTGCGGACCAGTGGTCCACTTGCCCGTGTTGCCCGACCATGCAACGACTTGGCCTTTCTTGACCTTGTCGCCCGGGTTGAGCTTCGTCTCGTTGAGGTGGCACATGATCGTGGTCGGCAGACCTTTGCCGTGATTGATGACGAGACAGATGCCTCCGCCTGCAGTCAGCAGCCAGGGGTTGTCAGAACCATCAGTCGTGTAGAACCAGCGAGCAGCCTCGACCACACCATCAGCAGGTGCGCGGAGGGGAGTGCCAACTGGCAGTGGTACGTCGATACCAGTGTGCCCGCCTGCGGGGTTTACGCCCCCGGGCCATGTACCGAACTCTTGACTAGCCACTTTGCCTTTCGGCCAGGGCCAGATGAAATCGTAAGCCATGCCTTGCTCCTAAACTATGCGGATGAATCCCGCATGGACAAGCGGCGATTCGGGGTAAGCCTGAAGACGAACCCCGACATGCCAGTAGCCTCGAGTGAGCCCTTCGGTGAAGAACCCAATCTGGCCATCCAGCGTAGCCACGTCCTGGGGCAGTGCGTCGAGAAACGCCTCACCCTTTGGAACGATGACGTACTGGACTCCAGTGGTCACAGGAGTAACCACCTCATCAACCGTCTTAGTCACAATGATTGGCTGGAACTCATTCGAGCCGAATATGTAAGCGTTGGTCATTACGACTCTCCTAAGTCAGCGTTCCATCGTCGGGGAAGTGATGCGTCCCATTGTCCTACGCGAGTGACAAGGTCAGCGTTGTAGCGTGCCATTCCAAGCGAGCCCAATATGAAGTCGGGCATAGCCTCATTATGCGTCGTCGCTGTCAATACGCCAGCACCCGAGAGTTCGACGATGACAGACATCTCAGACACCGCTGCAGCGTTTAGCGTACCGACGCCTGACAGTGTGCCTGTCGCAGTGATCGACGATGTAGCAGACGCCGACAGAGTGCCAGTACCGCTGAGCGATCCTGTTGCTGTCTTGGCTGTTGATGCAGTGCCAGACAACGTGCCTGAACCACTGAGCGACACGGCGCGTGAGTAGCCAGGTTTAGCTGTGCCAGTCAGCGTGCCTTCGCCGTCCAGGTTCACCGAGACGCTGCCGGCGCTTGATGCGTCAGCCGTTGCAGACAGTGTGCCTTCACCCGACAGGTTACCTGTGCGCGAGACACTCGGTGTGGTCGATGCAGTAAGTGCGCCCGACCCGGACAGGTTGACCGTACGTGCGAAGCTGGGTACTCCCACACCAGACAGTGTACCTGTTCCACTCAGTGTACCTGTTTTGGTGAACCCAACAATGCGCGTTGAAGTCAACGTGCCCGAGCCGGACAGTGTGCCGCTAGCGTTAGCCGCGGGAGCTCGTGTGCTGGTCAGTGTGCCTGAGCCAGACAGGTTTGATGTGACGGCGACATGCTTGCTCGCAGTCGCAGTGAGTGTGCCTGAGCCTGACAGCGACCCAGTCTTCGCAAAGCCAGCAACGCGTGTCGAGCTGAGCGTACCTGAACCTGACAGGCTTGCCGACCGCGTGTAACCCGGCGTCGAGGTTCCCGTAAGAGTGCCAGACCCAGACAGCGACGCAGCCCGAGCGAACCCAGGGGTAGCCGACCCAGTCAATGTACCCGAGCCGGACAGCGAAGCAGATCGAGCGAACCCTACGACCCGAGTAGATGACAACGTGCCCGAGCCTGAGAAAGCAGCCGTGGGTTTTGCTGACATCCCCGTTTGTGTGGGGGCCAGCGTACCCGAGCTAGAGAACTGACCATAGGCACCATTAGCCCCCAGGGGCGTGATGGGTGTTGAGATGGTTGTCAGGGTGACGTTATCCATCGACCACGTGCCTTGATTGCCAGCTTCCGGCGAACCTAGCCACACATTGTTGATGGTTGTAGTTATGAGATAATCGGCGGGTGCGTCACTGGCGTCAAGATACTGGACACCATCGACCCACACATGCGGAACACCATTGGTGCCCCACACAACCTTCATGTAGACCCACTGGTTTAGTTCGAGCCTCAGCCCAAACGGGATGTACCAGGAGCCAATGCCGTCAGCCTTGGTTACCCGAAGCCAGAGATTGAATCCCGAAGCGATCTGGTTCTGCCGATAAACGTCAGCGACCCGGGTGCTGCCCCAGTCGAAGCGGCAGAAGGGTACGTTGGAATCAACGACACCCTCAGCGCTTACCTTCCACCAGCCTTCGATGGAGACTTGCTGCACACCAGGACTGATGGTGTATGAGAACCCAGCCTTGTCTATCGAGGTTGACGGCACGGTAGCACCGATGCCCAGGATGGACTGGTACGTGTCGGCGGCTGAGTTAGTAGCCGTGCCCGCGCCAGCAGTCGTGGGAGTCCAGATTCCCAAGCTCGATTCAAAAGTCTCGAGCATTGTGGTGATTACGGCCGGACCCCCGGTGGCTTCATTCAGTGCGAAGGACACACCGAACGCACCAGTGGTAGAGCCCGCTGGGTTGGCCTGCCGGGTGCCTGTAGCAGAGTTAGCCGTCACAGCCTGATAGGCAATCAGGTGGCCAGCGTTGGTTGCCCCAGTAGCCTTGCCATTAGCTTCGGCGACCGTGGTCATTCCAGCTGACAAGCTAGAGAAAGGTGTCAGGTACGCACCATTGGTTGCGCGGCGGCCCGTGAATACACAGACAAGATGCGTGCTGCTGGGTGTGATCGTCGGAGCAATTAGCGTGGTTGCGCCCGAGGCGGCCTGCGTGACAGATGCCGCTGTGTTGACGAAAGTTCCAGGGTCAGCGCCCGACACCTTGACGGGGGTGGCAGCCACACGTCCACTCGTGGTGGTGACAGCAACGCTCCCATCGCCTGAGACCCATTTCCGGTAGAAGATAGCGTGAGACATGGACGTAGAGCCGTTGACAGAGTTCGTGTCTGCCAGGATGTTAGTCCAGCCTGCAGGAGTGGTGACGGTAGAGTTGGTGGCGTTACATGAAACGAAGATGATGGTGTAGTCGCCATCGACCAGGCCAGCGGGCAATGTGACAGTCGTGCTGGTCACGCTGCCCGTAGATTCGACGGAGGTGCCCGCTGTAAGAGTTAGAGCCATTGTTCCTCCCTAAAGAATGGGGCCCGGCATCAGAAGACACCGGACCCCATCACTGTTGTACTACGGGCGGGTACCACTATCGGTGTTGGTCATGTTGCCCGAGGTCGGAACGAAGTTCCAGCTGTAGGAACCATCGGACTTCAGGCTCATACGCAGGTGACCCCAGGAGTCGGAGAACCGATTCTGGATGTACGCAGGGTTGTCGGTAAACGCACGGAGGGTAATGCCACCGGTGGATACCTGGAACTGCTGCATCCCATCGGCCACACACTGATCCGCGTTGTTCACGGGGCAGCTGCGTTCGTAGTTGTGCTGTGATCCGGAGAACAGAACCTTCACCCGGTTCTTCCAGAACATGTCGATCCAGGGCTTGTGTTCAAACGCCCGGTCGTGGGAGCTGGTCTTCGAAGTGAAGTACGGCTCGTGGTACACAACGGCGAGGTGCTTGCCCGCAGCCTTAGCGGCCATCAGGTCGGCATCCATTTCGGAAGTGATCGCGTTCGCCTTGGGCACGTCGTAACGCCACAGCGCAGACGGAGCAACCAGGATGTGCCAGTTCCCCTTGTCGAAGGAGTACCAGTTCTGGTTCTCCTGGAACGTGCCAGCAGGGTTGGGACCCTTACGAGTCGGGTCGGTGCTGGTCGCGGACTTCACCGTATCGACACAGCCTCCGTCCATGTAATCGTCGAGGTCAGTGTTGCGACCCGGCTGGTAGTCATGGTTCGGTGCGGCAGTCCAGTACGTCTTGTCCTTGAACGATCCCCATTGGGTGTGGTACTTGGAGTAGTGGTCGTTTGCGGGATTGGATGAACCGGAGAGTCCGCAGTGACCGATGCTGTACTGGAAGTCACCGAGACCGAAGAAGTTATCAACCTCACCGGACGCGAGCGCGTTCTTGATGCTGATGGCGTTCTTGCCCGACTCGGTGGTAGCTGCACTGTGCCCGGACGGGTTCATGTCACCAACGATGGCGAAGTCCCAGTCACCGCCGGTGGGCGGAGGGGTCGTTTCCGTCGGAGTGGGCGTGGGTGTCGGGGTCGGGGTGCCATCGGGTTCAGTGACGATGACGAGCTGGGGCTTCAGCGCAGGGTCGGTGTTTTCCTTGGACTTGAAGCCGATCCATTTCTGTGCGTTGGATTCGAGCTTGAAGTTGGTGTACCCGCCGTTCGCGCCAACCCAAGTCGTCACGTCCCATTCAACCCATGAGCCGACAGCGAAGTTCCCCTGCTTACCGAGCCAGGTGCTACGAGCGGGCGCGTTGTTCCAGTTGACGCCAGCTTCGGTCCATGATCCATTGGTGCCATAGACGTCTACGAATTCAGTTGAGGTCGTTGCTGACTCCGAGTAAGCACGAAGCTTTGCGGAGACCACCTTCTCGCCTGCGGGAACTACTACGTTGAATCGAATCAGTGAGTTACGCCAAATGTCGGTTCGACCCTCAGTGGACCATCGGACGCTTGCGCCGAAGTTCTCAGTGGGCTTGTCGTACTGCACGTAGGTATCGGCGGTGGGAGTAAACACCGTAGTTCCGGCAGCGAACGCCATGGGGGCGATGCTACCAGCGAGGAGGAGTGCGAGTGCTGCGAGCACCGCAAACAGTTTCTTCATTGACTTCCTAGCTCTGTGTGTAGGTGAAGGTAACAGCCAGCGTGCCCTGGGAGGCGAAGGCCTGGCTGGTGATGGTCGCACCATCAAGGTACGTGCCTGCAGTGAGTGCCGTGTGAACGCCGATGCCAACAATGGTTGCACCCGAGGGAACGTCGAACGTCGCCGTCGCTGTGATTGTACCATTGGAGGGCGCAGACCAGCTCAGCGCTTTTCGTGCATACGCCGGCGAGCCACCCGAGGGCTCAGTGCCCTGGGTTGCTCCGGGGGCCGTGGTGTAGATTGCTCCGTGAGTAGCGTCAACCCCGTAGTCGGTCGCCAGGTTATTTTTCTGGGCGGTTGTCTGAATTGCCATTGTCACTCCTAAAGAGTTGTTGTTCTAGTTTTCGGATGCGAGCTCGTAACTCGTTGTTATCTTTACGAGCGTCAGCGAGGTTACGCTTCAGCAAGTTTACATAGTCTGTCTCGTAATCGACGGGCAAACCCTGTAAGACTTCGGGCTCCGGCTTTTTCTTCTTCCTCTTGTTCAGGGCGTCGATGATCCAGGCCCCCACACCGAGGATTAGTGGGGTTACAAGACTGACGAACAGTCCCCACTTTTCCCATTCCATGACGCCCTACGACTGGGAGGCTCGGAATCGACGGAGAGCTCGGCGTTCGTAGAAAATCTGGCCCGCTCGGAAGGCGAAGCCAATAAGGAAGATGCTACTGAACCCAAGGGTGTTGGTCAGCAGCGAACCCTCGGGACGATACCCGAGCAGCAGATACTCGAACCAGCTAAGAAGCGTACAGAGCGTTATGCACGCCCAAAATTCGATGACGAGTGATGTATCAGGGTCACGTCGCCGAGGCGCCGACAGAGTCGCGTACACCGCTGCAGACGACGAAAGGAATAACAGCGTCGACCATACGTCACTCAGCGGGTTACCGAGCACATTGTCGACTGTTCCGTTCGGGCTCAGGTTCGTAGTGTAGACAAACCCAGCGAACGCCAGCAGTACGTAGATGACGACGGCGAGGGAGTTAGTGGGGCTGGTAATGGTAAAGGGTTTCACGTTTCTCCTCCGCCCAGCAAATGACTTGAGTGAAGATTGAAATCCAACCCAGCGCAACGAATGCCCACACCAGGGGGCTGATTCCATTTGCCAACGACAGCAAGCCGAAGACAATGAAGACACCCCCGAGCATGAGCGCGGGTAACTGCGCGTAGCTTGGTTCAACCAGGACACTGATGACAAGCGCAGTGCTTGCCACCAGGAAGATCACACCCCAGGCAACCGGCGACACGTACAGGAAGTTCGTAGCCAGCATCTGATAATTCAAGAACGTGTCCGGGGCGGACAACAGCGAAAGGCCGATGCCGGCGCCACCCAGAAAGAGGATGACGCCGAGCACCTGTGCAGTTCCGTGTCGTGCTGCTCGCATAAGCAGGCCTTTCAAACTCATGTCAGGTCACCTTCCAGAATGTACGAGTTGGTTCCAGTGCACCGGATTGTAACCTGGGACCATTGAACTCGTGTGGTCAGTGAACGCGGCGTCCGCAATGTGACACCCGCGCCCGGAGCGAACGTAATCTGACCCGCCCCCATCTGAGCTACCTTGAAGACGCAACCCTTGAAGACACCCCCGGATGAAGTCGGAGGAACTGTGACCGTGACGCCAGTCGCGGAAGTCACCTCGACAACGCGAGCAGTGTCCGCATCACTCGGAAGGAGTGTGTAGTTCGCTGTCACCGGAACAGGCAGCACAACGTCGGACAGGCCTCCGTTACCCTTGATGTTCTGCAGGGTTGCGTTGTTCGACGCGTTGTTCAGCGGCCCGGTACCCCAGCTCGAGGTGGGACCAAAGGAGTTGCTTAGGACCATCGTTCCCTGCGAGGCAGTGCTCGCAATGTTGATGGCATAGCGCGCCTTGACGGTGCTGCCTCCCTTGAGGCTGAAGTTGTTGGCAATGAATGTATTGCGCGAGATGCCATTGCCGGTGGGGCCCATCACATGGACGTAGTCCCAGGTGTTGGTAGCTGAGCCCTGGTTGATGTTCGCAAAGCCGCAGCCCGTGAACTGGATGTCCGCGTAACCAGCGACGGTCGAGTCAATCAGCACGAGGTGTTCAGCCGCACCCTCAATCTTGCAGTTGCTGAACTTCGAACGTGAGCCCGAACCCGCGAACCGAATGTCATTCCGAGCGGCGTCGTAGAAGTGGACGCCAGTCACCTGTGCGCTACCACCACCGGTCAAAAGCATGTTGTCCTGGTTCCGGAAGAGGATGCTGTGCGACATGTGAATGTCAGTTGCGCCTTCATCAAGCCATACACCCGAGCCGGTGCAGTCACCAACAAGCAGACTGGTGAAGCGAGTGTCATAGGTGTCCCACGGAGCAGGTGCCCCGTAGCCCTTGATGTGCAGGCCCACACCAGAGGTTCGCCAGATGTGGACGTTGTGCATGCTTCCCTGGCTGACCCGGAACAGAACGCCATCAACGTTGGTGCCATAAGCACCACCATCAATCGCAAGGTCCTGGATCACCACACCCTGGATGGGCCGGTCATTCGCAGCGGGCTGGACGAGGATCATGGCCTCACCGATCATACCCGGCGCTGCAACGATCCGAGACCCAAGAGCCGGCTGGTAGGCACCTGAGCGGTTGCCCGTCCCACGCCCGTAAAGGAACATGGCTTCAGTCTCAACACGCAGAGGAGCGGAAATCTTATAGTCGCCTGGGGGGAAGTACACCGCCCCACCCTCGTTGAGAGCTTGCTGGATAGCAAAGGTGTCATCAGCCACACCATCACCAACAGCGCCGAAGGCCTTGACGCCCAGGTCGCTACCCCCACCTCCCATGGGTGGGTCTTCCCAACGCGTCTCATAGGGATCGAGGCCATCCTTGGCAAGGAACTGACCATCGAGGCCACCAGCGGGGAAGCCCGCGGGATTGGCCCATTCCATGTCGTAGTCGTTGGAGGTCTTCTTGAGCAGCGCCTGACCCGTGGTACCCCCAGCAGGGATAAGGTCGTAAGCGATCATGCCGAGGGCGTAGGGCCCGGACACCCACCTGACGAGCGAGTAGTTCGTTGAGAACTCGGGAACCACACCATCGTTGTTTGCGATCAGCTGGTTCAGCGGGATAGCTGTGCCAGAGGCGTCGAAGATTGCCAGGGGGGTTGTGTTAGCGAAGTCCTCCATTGCGAAGATCTGTCCGACGGCATTTGCCAGCGGAGCACCTCCCGCATCTACGACGACCTGGCTATGAAAACGTGCCATGTTTTTCTCCTAAGTGTAGGCTGTTACCAGCCGATAGCAATCCAGTTGACGCGGTGCCACGTATTTCTGGCCATCTCGTTCGAGCCGACCCAGTTGCGCACCATGTAGACCACGTCCCATTTACTGCCGTTGCCAGAGACGCCCCAGAAGCCGTTGTTCCCTTCGACGATCATGTGCGCCCCGGCCGTGGCCCAGCTGTCGCCGTTGGTGAGGATTACGGTAAGCAGGCCGTTCGGAAACTGCTTGGGCCAGGTGATCCGGGCATAGCCGGCCGAGTCGGTTCGATGAACGGTGGAGCCAGCCTGAATGAGCATGCCGGCATTCGCAGGCGGGGAGCCTCCAAAGATAGAAGGCCCTATTCCATAAAGAGAAGCCGTACCGGGTCGCCAGTAGGCTGCGCCATCCTTGTCAACCTCACGGTGCCATTCGACCCGGTCGAACTGTGTGGTTCCGATGGTGATGACGGTGCCTGGGTCATTCAGGTAAGTCATTACCAGTTCGTCGTTGGCAGTAGCGCCCCCATTGTGAGCCCACACTCGGAGGTCGACAATTTCCTGAACGACCGAGGAGCCTGCCTTGATCCGGCACAGAGCGATGGGCTGGTCAGCAAGCGCGCCCTTGGTGTTGTTCCGGGCGGGCAGCGACTTGTTCGTACCACCAGTGATGATGGTGTAGACGTAGGTCGAGGCGCCGGGAGTTGGGTTCCATGTACGTCGCAGAACGACCATGTCCCAACGGTCAGCACCAGAAGCAACGGCCGAGTGCGCCAGGAATGTGGGGTTGTCGAACTTGTCCATGACGCCATCGCCAGTGATCGTGCCGGGCTTGATTTCGATGCCCCGGTCGGCGTGGGCGCTGGTTACAACTTTGCAGTCGTTGACCCCACCCACGGAGTATTGTGCGGCACCCACGTTCGGGGCCAGGCTTGCCCAAGCAGCGGCATTTACCGACCCTGGGTAACCATAGTGCTGGTCAGCCATTATTGACTCGCTTTCAGTTTGTCCAACGAACCACCCAGTGTGGCGATAGCATTCACCACGGCGGCGTTGGGATCGGTTTTCCTGCCAATAGTTCCCAAGAGCTTCAGGCCTTTTTCTGCATCATATGAGAACTCAATTTCACGCAGAATGTCGGTGACCTCGACCAGGCCGTTAGCAACCTTCGCTGTGCAGACCTGCCCGACCTTCAGCCCGTTGGGACCACCGAACTTGAAGTTGCCAGCCTCAGCCAGCGTAACCTCAAGACTCGCAGAGCCCCGGCCGTCGAAGAGCGTTTCTTCTGCACGTTCCTCGAGCGTGAGCGGGCTGTCTGCATCCCGGGCATCCCGGAACACTTCGATGCGGTCACCCCAGAGGTCTTGTGCTGCTGAGTTGGTACGAGAGATGAAGGTACGAGCTGTGCCTTCACCTGAACCACCGACGACCACGTTGGTTACATCGGGGGCAATCACTCGAGACTTCCACTTACGGATGACCCGAGACTGTTCGGTCAATGGGTTCGGGTAGGTGCCTGGTTCGTACACGTCCACGGTCAGACCCGCAGGCGAAGCAACAACGGTGACACCCAAGCCCATGGATTCGAGCAGCGGGAATACCTCGTTGTAGATCTTCGCCATGCGGGCCTGCGCGGTGACGGTGCCCCCCCTATTCAGATTCGGCGCAAGAATGATCGGTTCAACCGACCGGTACTTATTCTTGTCGATGATATCTTTGAGCACCGTTTCCATGTCACCGGTTATCTCGTACCGGTACGCACCCGACTGGGCGGCCATAGATCCTCCGGGCACCTGATAGATCAGCAGGTTTCGCAGGATGCGGAAGTTATCCTCCACGTCGAAGGTGAATGTGCCCGACACCCCGGGACCCGATCCCGCATGCTCCCGGATGGGGCCCTCGATGAAGGTCTCACCCCGAAGCCGGCAGCGGACACGAGTCCCGGGAGTCAGCATTGTACCCAGGCGTTTGTGTGTGGCCTTGACAGTGAACGAGAGGTCCGAGATGTTGTCGAACCGTTTAGTTCCCTCGAGCGACACGAACGCACCAACGGGTGCCTGCCACACCCTGCCCTTGTTGTAGAGGTCGAGTTGGAACAACGACATTAGAGACTCCGCAGGTAGAGAGGCGTGAAGTACGCCTGGATTGAACCAGTACCGTCCATTGCGAGCGACAGCGTGATATCTTCACCTGGGGGCACAGGTGCGAACTCAAAGGCCCCGAGTGAGGCCATGATATCCACACCATCTCGTGTAGCCGTCAGGTTCCGCGGATCAGTGTCGATGATCACGGTCTCATTCGCCAGCGTTGTGCCCAGATTCGCAACCATGCCGTTGATACCAACAGATGCCGTATCAAACGGCCCTTTCACAACCCAGCGCATATAGGCTTCAACGTCACCCGGGTTGGTGATGAGCGCGTTGCCAATGTCCGATGAAGAAGCGATGATGAAGTCGGGGGCGAACCCACCGTCGAAGAAATCGTTGTCAGTCGACGGGTACCAGATGGGCGATTGAGTCTTGCCTTCCCAGAAGGGTTGCTCGCACATTCCCGTGATACCGTAGATCGCCCAGCCCAAGCGGACGGGGTCTCGCGAGTACACGGAAGTGTCGTCACTCTTGAACCGGACGTTGATGCTATAGCTGTCACCACTTGGGAGTATGACCTCCCAGCGCATCACTTGGCCCGGCCGGAAGATCTTCCAGAAGGCAGTCTTCTGAGCGACCCAGGCTTCACTCGAGTCCTCGAAGATTCCGATGACCCAGTGAACGTCTCGACCTGAGGCTCGCCAGCCCTCCCATTCAAAGCCGTGGACGACTGGCGAGTCAAAGGTGTATTGCTCGATGGCCGGCATGCCCATACCCTCGATGCCTTCCGGCATGAGGAACACCCCGTTGCGACCATCGGTCACATCCCAGCGAGAACCATCCCACCCATGGAAGATGTGCTTGACACGCTTCCATGGGTTGTAAATCGGCGGGGGTTCTGGCGGAGCAAGGAGAGAGCCTCTCAAGTAAGCCATTACTTACCTACCTTACCTATTTGAGCTACGAGGTTTGCACGCCGTGCTTTTTTGTCGAATTCGTCAGCGACCTTCTCGGGGGTAGCCCCGTAGTAGTCGCCTTCGATGTTGACGAGCGCACGATCCTTCGGCGTCGAGTACGTACCGCTCACGCCAGACGCTGCAGACGTGAATGAGGAGGTACCGTTGAACACATCGGCAGATGCAACAACACCGCGTGCTGTTTTCTGTAGCGCCTCTGCACGCTGTGCCATGCCCTTGCCGAAGTCATCGACCAACGCACGACCGGACCAGATCGTGTAACCACGACCTGAGAACGGACCATACTTTGCCGGCGAGTGAGGGAACAAGCCCTTGACCGCAGCGATGACCGTAGTTGCAGCAGCGACAGCCGTGCGGATGCCTGCGCCAATGCCTCGAGCGAACGCGTCGATCAAAGCACCACCAGCCTGGAAGAACTGCCAGGTCTGGCTAATCAGGGCACCTGAGATTTGACTCGGGATACCACGAGCGGTGGCGACAAGCGATGCCACACCGATGACAAGGCCCGTACCCACTCGAGCCATCCACGCGGGAACAGCACCGATGATGGTCTGGAATCCCGCAGCGAACTGAGCCCAGAGTTGAGCCATGCCAATGATCACCGCAAGCAGCATGCCCGGGATACCGTTGGTGATACCCGCGGCAATATTCCTCAAGCCCACCGCGGCGTTGATAGCCACGTTGCGCCAGAAGATGTCCCACTGCATCTTCGCGTTAGCAAAGAACCCGAGGAACTGGGCGACCATCGCAGGGATGTTCAGGTTGATTGCTGCAGTCACCATGCTGAGCGCAAGGCTAGCTGGTGTGGGCAGACCCGACCAGAACGTTGTCCACGAACCCGAGGTTGGGAACAGCGTGTTGATGGAAGCGATGATCAGTGCAATGGCTGTGCCCACCACACCAGGGATCGCGGAGAACCCAGTGACCGCCTGCCCGAGCGTTGCCCAGAAGATGGACCACTTGTCGACCACACCAAACAGGTTGTTGAACGCAATGATCAGCGAGGGCAGACCCTTGGCAGGATCAGTCAACCAACCGATTGCTTCAACGAAGCCTGTGATGCTTTCGATAGCAGAGCCAGCACCAGCGATCCGGTCAAGCACCCCACCAAGCGCAGTGTTCAGCGCAGTGAAGAATCCCGGAATCTGGGGGTTCTCGATAGCGAGCCGCATGATCGTGAACAGGCCACCCTCTGTGTCGCCCAAGCTCAGCTGAGCAAAGGCTTTCGGGAAGTCGTTCATAACCTTGACCATGTCGGTCAGCCAGCCAACAGCAGCGAGAGCGAACGGCGTTGCAACCTTGAGCGCGTTGCCCAGCTGTTCGAAGAACACCACGATTGCCGGCGCAGCAGCCTTCACAAGCTCGACGACGAGAGGAGCAAGCTTAGCGATGAGCGGGATCAGCGGGGGAAGAACTTCCTTCACGAATGAAAGCAGAACCGGCCCGAGTTCCTTGAGCACATCACGCAGCAGTGAGGTCAGCTCGGGAATCAGCGGCTTGACAGCCTCGAAGAGTTCGACGAAGATCGGAGCAAGCTGCTTGGCAGCCTCAGTGAGCACGGGGCCCATCTGAGACAACAGCAGACCCAGAGCCGAAGCGAGCGTGCCGATGATCTGACCCAGAGGAGCCATCGCAGGCTTCAGGTCAGTCATAAACGTCAGGAACCCAGAGAAGAAGTTCTTCAGGCCCGTCTGCAATGTCGGATCAGAAACGAGCAGCCCAATGTTCTCGAGCAGCTGTCCCAGGATCTTGCCCACCGTGTCGAAGATGGTAGACAGCGTGGGAGCGAAGTTCGCGAGGCCCTGACCCAGTCGGTTGAGTCCGTCGATCAGACCGTCCATGAGTTTGTGTGCACCACCGAAGATGGTTGCGAACGTCACCTGGAAGTTCGAGGTGTTCATGGTGTCAGCGAGTTTACGCAGACCGTCAGCAAGGCCAGCGAACGTGGAGCCACCTGCAGCCTGAGCAGCGCGACCCAGTGCAGCGAACACACGGCCCGATTCCCGGAGCACACGACCCAGGTCCTTGAACGCCTGGATGCCGTTCTCAGCCCAGATGGCGAGTCGACCATCAGAAGCCGCAGCCTGGATGAAGTTGTTGAACTGATCGCTGAGCTTCACCAGCCAGGTCGAAAGCCTGGGCAGATACTCGGAACCGAAGGAACCCAGTGTGGTGAATGCAGCGACCATCGGCTTCATGGCCTTGGCAGCAATGTCGATGGACTTGGTGAGGTTGCCCATCATAAACGTGAGCTTGTCGGGTGTGACGTTCGCCTTTATTTCGCGAGACATCTCACCGAACAGATTACCCCAGGCACGAGCGAGGTCACCCAGTGTGGCCCGCATCGTGGGAAGCAGAGTCTGCACGAGTTCACGGATGGGCGCAGCAGCCTGGCCCCAGAACTTGTCACTGATGATGTTCTGCAGTCCAGAGAACGCAGGACCCAGGTCAGCGAGGACTTTCTTCGTGTCCTTGAATGCAGCGATGAGCACACCGATGCTGATTGCCGAACCCGTGAGAAGCGCGGGCAGCAGTACAGCGATCTGGCCCAGCTGGGCGAACGATACACCCAGGGTAGCGAAGTTCGAGATGAGTGCGAGTACCGCACCACTCAAGCCCAGGATACCCGAGGAGATGAGCCCCAGCTTCGGTGCGTTCTTGTCGAGGTTCTTGATCGAGTTCCAGAAGGAGTCGAACACGTTGCCCAGCAAACGGGCACCCGACAGAGCGGCGAGAGTTTGTGCAGCAGCGGCTACCGACGCGGCGTTCACCCGAACGAATATCGGGACTGTACGGGCGCGTGTAAGGACTGCCAGTTGCTGACGTGCTCGAAGCGCATCAAGGTTGGCGCGAATGTTTGGATCAATATCCTCGAGCTTTTCCTTCAAGTCGTGGAGTTGTTCCTGGGTGACATACGGTTCAACCTTGATGCGGACTTCGAGTTCACGCAGTTGTTCTTTGAGTCGCCGGACGGATTCTCGCGTCACCGCGAGCTCGGCCGGGATGGTCGCCTTCATTGTCTTCTCGATACGCTCGAGCGAGACCTTCAGATCTTCGCGGAAGCGCGACGAGTCGGGCAGGACACGGATTGATACCCGGCCTGCGGATTTTGTAGCCAAGGCAACCTCCTAGGATGCTAAACCATTGCCGAACAAGTTCTTGAGTGTTGTGCCAAAGTCAGCCAGCGTTTCGGTGGGCTTGTCGGGCGTACGGCCCGGGCGAGGATAAGGCGTAATGTCAGGCACCTTATTGTTCTCGTTGTTTGCACCCACAAAGATAGCGGTGCTTTGGTTCACAGCGTCGATCATGTCAGCCATGACGTAAGTATTAGCGTCCCATCCCAGGAACTTCGAGTAGTCTTTGAGCTCCGGACCACCAAGGGATTTCGCACGCCATAGAGATTTGGACTCGTGAGGCAAGCGGTCCAGCAGAGCATAAACCTGGCGCATGGGAACCCGACCGTCGATTGCATCCCATATGTCAAAGCCATATAGAGCAAGCAGGTCGGATTCCCAGTCCGGGTTCTCCTCTAGCTGTCGTCGGAGCTCTCGCCTTCCCCCAGGACGGTTGTCCAAGCAACGGCGAGTTCAGCGATACGCTGGAGCGCATCCTTGCCAGTGCAGAACTTGGTGAACTCGGCCTGATCCTTGGCCCAGGGCAGCATTGCCTTGCCGATCTTGCCCAGAAGCGGGATTGCTTCCGAATCGCTGAGCGAGATGGTCGAGCCTTCCTCAGCATCACCGAGAAGTTCAGCGACGAGTCCGAGCAGCGGGGCCTGATCCCACACCGGTACTTCGTCAATCGACTTCATCAGATTGAAGCCCGGAGTTTCCTCAGGGCGAACGATCTTCTCAGCCTTGGGCTTACGATCCTGGGGGGTTTTCTTGGAAGTAGTCATTGCGAGCCTACCTTTCTAAAGTAGCGAGCCTGGTAATGCCTGTGCGGGAGCCGGCTCGCAGAAGACTCCCGCACAGGGTTGTTATGCAGCGCGAGTGTACGCCTGCGAGTTGGAAACACCGTTGCCGCTCGTAACGACAATCGGCGCGGAACCTGCCGACCCTGCGGGCAGGGTGACGTTCAGGCTCTTGGTGTTGACCTGCGTGTAGGAAGCGGTGACGCCACCCACGGTCACAGCAGTGACACCGACGAAGCCCGTACCAACCAGGTTCACAACCTGGCCCGTGCCCTGACCCGACGGAAGCGCGGTCGTGATGACCGGAGCCGTGTCGATGAGACCCGGGTGGTAGAAGCGGAACCGCTTGCCCGTGGTCTCGGAGTTGAGCATCTGAGCGGACAGCGTGATTTCGAAGAACGCATCCACAGCGAGCTGCGGGGCGTCACCGATGGTGATGGTCGTGTTCGGGATGTAGATACCCATCCGCGAGGTGCCATCCACGATCAGGATGAAGAGCGCCTTTTTCTGCGGAGCGATGGAGCCGCCCACGTCGTAGGTGCCGAGGGTCCCGTTGTGGGTACCATCGCCGAAAGCCAGACCCAGGGTCAGCTTGTCGATCTGGATGGAGTTGACGTTGACCGACCAGGTGATCGGGTCGTAGGTCGAACGCAGCGCGTCGTCCCACCATGAGCCTCGCTGTGTGGCATCGCCGCCGCCCTTGGAAAGGGAAACGTTGTTGTCACGCGAGGTGTGGCCGAGAGCCTGCCATCCGCCGGACAGTGCGCCGGTCGGGTCAACGGTCTCGTAGTCGGGAGCTGCAGTGTCCGGGGGAGCGACGAGCACGGTGCCCTTGCCCGGAATGGTTGTTGCATTGGCGTTGAAGCCCATGGTAAATCCTTCCGAATTTAGAGTTTGCGAACGATGACATGGAAATGGCCATCGTACTGGGTAAGGTCGCCTGCCGGCGTGAGGGTCGTACTCGTGCGGCTGGGCATTGAAACGTCATCGACAGACGTCACAGCGCCCACACCAGGGTAGCGCGCATTGTTATCGTGCGATTCATGCATGGCGCGATACACCATGTCTGCAATGTCTGCAGCGGTGTCGCGTGTCTTGCCGATGATTGAGACGTACACGTCCCATTCCCAAGCGTTGGGTCCACCGAGCATGCGCCCATTCTGGGCATTGACTACCACAAAGGGTACATGCTCTATGGCATCAACGTCTTGCTGGCCCATTACTTCCATGTCGGCGGTGCCAAACGTTTCAGCGATTTCTTCAAGAGCGTCACGGAGCACCAGGGTAAAGAGCTCTTCAACATCCACGGTCATTCGTTCGTAAACCATCAGAACTTCCCGCGGACCCAGGGGCCAGGCAGTTGGGCGACAGCGCCACCCAGGATGTGCTGGCCGGGAACCCAGGTTGCACCAGGTTCACCCTTGCGTGGGGAGAAGTGACCCCACTCGATGGAGTAAGCAGCCTTGTCGCCTGCAAAGACCATGCGGTCTCGAACGCCCTTCTTGCCGGGAACGTTCTTGAGCGACAGCTTGCCGATGTAGTCACCCGTAAGCTGGTGAGCCCGGGCACGACGCTTGACGATGAACATGAGCTGCATGGCGACTGTGTCCATCTCTTCGGAATTGCCCGCCATGCGAGCGACACCGTTGGGAACCCAACCAAATACCTCAGCCATTACTTCACCGCCGTCCCTCGTGCCTTGAGCTTGATTTCTTCGTGCTTGGTGCGTCGACCACGGCCAAACCGTTTGACCACACCAACCTGGTCGTATTCATCCCCGTTCCACATGACCGTGGAGTGAGGGCCGCCTACCCATGCGGGTTTGTCAGCCTTGAGGACAACGTAGTCAGCGTTGATGTAGCCGGGGTCTTCAGCAGAACCGAAAGCAGCCAGGCCCGCGGGTTGCACGCTAACACCACGATAGGTGACAGGTGTCCCGGGGCCCAGCTTGTTGCTTCCTGTTCGGTCTTGACCAATGATAACCCGTGGGATGCAAGTCACGGTATCTGGGCCGGAGGTGAGGGCGCTCACGGCCAACCATACCGATTCGAGGCAAACACCGTTCGCGGCCTGACGGTCGCTGTGGCGAGGATGCCCAGGTCAGCAAGTTCGTCCTTCGTGTACCAGATGTTGCCTGACGCTACAACTGGGTTACGCTTGTAGGAGTAGTTGCCTTCTGTTTCTGATTGCATTCCTTCGGGGTCACGCAGTACGCGCAACACAGCGCCGATGACTTTGTCCTTCACAAAGGCCGGGTCAAGACCCACCCCAGTTTCGGCGTCGTAAGCAGCCATGCGCGAGACGATGGTGGGAGCCTTCCGAAGAAGCAGTCGGACTGCCTCGTCGATTTTGTCCTGGTACCACTCGTCAAGATTTTCCAGGTCCAACTCACCCTCATACGGAGTTTCCAGGTCAGTCGAAACATAACCGAGGACGTTGGCCATGGTGACTCCTACTCGGTGTCGTCGTCTTCGTCGGCTGCGTCGTCCTCTTCGAGACGGGCGATGAGCTCAGCCTTGTTGCCGGAGACCGGCAGGTCGCGCTGTTCGAGCAGCGACTTCAGATCGTCCTTCGAGAGGTCTTCGTATCCGAGGTCCTCGTCGGAATCCTCGTCCACGTCTGGTGTGGTCTCGGCTGCCGGAGGAAGTGTGTTGACGGTCGACCACTTGGTCTCGTCGTCATCTTCCTCGTTTTCCGGGTCGGTGAGGCGAACGTCTTCAGCTTCCTCAGCATCCCCGATAACGTGATCGCCAACAAGATCCAGAGCCCACTCAGGAACGTCGTCACCCGGCGCGAACCAAACAGTCTCAGCAGGGTCTTTGTGAACCGCGACATGAGCATTGAACTTCTTTCCCATGGTAGTACCTTTCTCAAAAGTGTGGGGCCCCCCGAAGAGGACCCCACACAGCTGGTTGAGTTACGCGAGGACCTGTGCCGAGAAGGACAGAGCCGCGTTGCCCAGGACGGGCATGCCGATTGCGTCGGAGATGACCTCCGCGATGACCGGGGGCTGCTCGTTGCGGTACACGCCCGCGACGATACCTGCCTGCTCGTCATCAGCGATGCCCCAACCGAGGTCGGTCGCCGTGAGCGTGGTGCCCCAGTAGGTCTTGCCCAGGGCTTCGGATTCCTCCGGAGTCGGGAGCAGGAGGACCTTGTTCGCCGGGACAACCGGGGTGAGCGTGCCTTCGAAGTTGACGCGGCGGTCGAAGATCTGGATGGGGGCGAGGCCCTCATCGGCCATGATGGCCTGGATTTCGGACTGCGTCATCGGGCGGCCCGTGACGGTGTTCTGGAACTGCGTGCCCTTACGGAACTGTGCGTACACAGTCGAGGACATGAGGATGCGACCCGGGTTGATCGAGTTGGTCGCACGGTAGGTGTCCTGCCAAGCCAGCAGGTCGGAGATGCGGTCGGTGGCCGCGATGGACCAGAGAGCCGCAGCCGTGACGGTGTGGCCTGCCGGGCGACCGAAGTTGTCGGCGACACGGAAGTTGGACTGGTTGACGGTAGCGATACCGGTATCCAGTACCACACCACGCAGGAGTTCCATCCGGTCGGCCACGGCGCGAACGACGCGGTCGGCGGTCTTGAGGATGGAGTCCAGCATTGCCTGGTTGGAGGCGTTGCGCTGACGGAGAGCGCGGTACTCGGAGATGGCGATCTTCTGGCCGATGGCCGGGAGTTCGATCATGACCCGCTTACCGGCTTCTTCCTTACCGTACTCGGGCTCGGCGTCGAACGCACGGAACCGAGCAGTCTGGGTAAGGCCGAAGGCGCCAACGTCGAAGGACACGGAAATGTCCGGGACGTTCTCGTTGTTGAGGAACTGCTCAAGCGAGCCCTGACGAGCTTCGTAAGCAGCGAGTGATTCCCGCATGTACCCGGAAAGGGTGGCGGGGTCGATTACATCGGTCCACAGTGTAGGCATTGTTTACACCCCTTCCTAGATGAAGACGATCGTAGTGGCAGCGGACTTTGCAGCCGCCGTGGGCTTGACGAACGTGATGGGCAGCTTGGCTACCTTGACACGGCCGTGATCCATCAGCGGGACGTTAATGTCGTCCGCGGCGTTGGCCGTTGCACCGGGTGCGACGAACAGCGGCTGATCGGTGAGGAGGAAGCCGGCGAGGACACCAGCGTTGGTCACGGTGCCTTCCGTTGCGTCGTAGGGGACGAGAACGCCACCGACCTTTGCAACGGGCAGACCGGACGGGAGGTAGCCATTCGGGTAGTGAGTGGCAGCGGTGAAAGTCGAGATGTCGAGGATTTCAGTCCGGGCGTTTCGGATCGCGTGACCCGAGCCCAGCCATGACATGTCCCCAGTGACGATTTCCGACTCAGTGCGAAAACGAGGCATTGTCTAACCTTTCTGATTCTTGTTGTTGCGGGAGGCAAACAGATCGCGCCCCACCGCTACGGATGTTGCTCCGTCCGACGGACGGTAGCCTTGGTGATTTGACTTGCGCTGTTGCTGGTTCTTCGCAGGCTTCAGTGCATCCACACGCTTCTGGACCTTCGCAGTGTCAATGTCGCCATTGGCGTCCAGGTACTTCGTGTAGTCGACGTCTTCCAGAAAACCATCAAGCAGGTCCTTGGGAATGTCACCAGCAGACAGGGCCTTGAACTCAGCCGCAACGAGGCGAGGCGCGAGCTTGGTCCGTTCATCAAGCCGAGCCTTCTCTGCCGCCGCATCGACGACCTTCTGGTCCGGGGCCTTGTTGTCTTCCTGGTGCTTGCGCCACTTCTCAGCGTCGGCCTTCTGCTGGTCGTAATCACCACGGGACTTGGCAACACCCTCATGCTGCCGTGCGTGGAACTTCCAGTAAGCCTCGCGCTGCTCGACGGTCATTTCCGCCAGCGGCGTATCCTTGGGGAACCCGTGGTCCTTGTCGGAACCACTGCCACCACCCGAGCCACCACCGTTGGCACCCGACTTATTGTCCGGGTCGTCGCCTTCGATGAAGCGAAGGTAGTAGGGTTTGCGCATAGCCATTGTTTTCTCCTTGTCGGAAGGGGGTGCCCCATGCCGGGGCTTCCAACGGATTATACCATAAGAGGTGGTAATCCGAAAGGCTTAGGGGGTCAGTCGTCGCCGTCCGGGTTGTTAGCCGGATCGAAGAGAACTGTTTGGTGAACCAGCCCTTCAATTATGTGCGGAGCACATGAGCTGGTGGCCATGACGTACTCGGCCATATCAGTGTCGCCTTCCATTGAGACAACATAGCCGATCATCACGAAGTCCTGAACTACGTATTCGTCGCCGTAAGTTTCTTTGGCGTAAGCCTGGAAGGCATCTTGCAATGCCTGGTAGGTCTCACGATTGTCACCCATACCGCTCATCGTTTCCTCCTGCGTGGTTTGGGCCGAAGCAGATCATCCATCTCAGCCGAGAGGATGCGAAGACGTTCCTGCTGCCAGTTGATGGCGTCGACTACATCCTCGCCCGATTCCCTGCGGGCACGAAGCCTGGGCAGTGATTCGTACAGCGATGTAATCTGTGCCTGGATCGACTCGCTGCGTGAGAGCGTTGAGCCTGGCTTGGGAAGCGGTCGACCAGCGGAGCGGTTCTTCGCACCCTGTTCAACCAGGTACGGGCCAAGCTCGCCGTGCTCGTCGATGCGGTAACGCACGCGAGACAGTGCCTGGCCTGAGTTGCCCCCCGCGAGCTCGTAGAGCGCGTTGAGGTCATCCTGATTGAACTGGTCGCCTGGGTCCTCGTCACCAACAATGGGCATGATGCCGCAGTGACAGTGATCATGGATGGGCAGGAGCTTCTTCTTCTTGTACACGCGAGTCGAGGCGGCGATACAAAGACCACACGACTGTTTCGACTCAGCGAGTTCAGGATGGAGAATGCGTCGGTACCCAGTGACCTTCGGTGTGGCCGACAATATCTTGTTAGCTTCCTTGCGCATGGCAAGTTGCATATCAAGATCCCCCAACTCATCCACACGCTTGAAAGCGATCTGTGCAGCTTCCTCCTCAGTAGCACCGAGCGAACGCGCATAACGATACTGCTCGGCAGGGCGGTTCCATTCCTCGAGAGGCTGGATCGCACGTTCGAGCAAGTCATCGTTGATGGCCTCGAGCTCCTCGTCGGTCGGGAACTGCAAGTCATCGAACTGCTGGTACACGAACTTCATGTAGCTCAGCGTTTGCTGACGTACAGCCTTTTGTCCCGACTCGACGAGCGTTGCAGAACGAGCTGCACGAGCAAGCACGAGGTCGCCATCGTAGAACGCGTCATTCGGCGCAGCCCAAAGAGCAGCGAGTTGACGAAGCAGGAAAGCAGTAGCAGTGGCGTATCCACGAGTCTGTGCCTCGAGCAGCATGAGGAGTCTCTGTGTGTTCGCCATTACTTCAGCTTAGCGATATCCGTGGTGCCGGGCAGCGAGTTGACCTTGTTGTTCGGGTCCTGACCCATTGCTGCCTGGAGGAACATGTCATCCATGCGCTCCTTCTCGGCAGTCGCAATCTCATCGGGCGTGAGCTCGAGGAACTTGGACATGGTCGTGCGCCACGGAGCACCTGCAGCCATTGCCTGCACAGCAGACACGGCACGTTCGGTGAGCGAGGATCGACGTGGCGAAGCCCAGATGACTTCGATATCCTCAATCGCTGCACGTTCGGAATCGCCTTCAGCCGCGAAGGCATCAGCCATCATCGCAGCAAACGCGTGATCCGCACGAGAGATGCAGTCATCAACCTTGAACAGAAGGCCTTCCCTCTGGAGAGCGGCCCCTTCCGCCGAGCCATTGGCAGCATCAGGTACCACACTGAACAGCGGTGTTTGTGAGGACACTGCAAGATGGATAATGTCATCCTTGACGGAAGTGAGCACCGGACCAAGATCAGCTTGGCCCGACTCCCAGAATTCGGCGACTTCCGGCAAAAGCCAGATTGCACCCGGGTCACTCTTGAAAATATCCGAGTAGTCAATCTCAACGCCGTCTTCATCTGTGTTGGGCACGCCTTTGACTGCGCGCTGGCGGAAAGCCTGGAACGCAATGATGATCATGCGCTGCAGGATGGTGTGGTTGATGCGCTCGAGGGTAGCGATGTGCTTCTCGAACTCGCCTT